TTGCTAGGATGTTTGGCGAGCGAGTTGACCACAAGGTTGATTGCCTCGCTGCCGATCTACCGGGTAACTGGGACCTCTTTCGTGACAGGTGACTGGCACGTCGTTGTCCTCATTACCGAAGAGGAAATGTGGCAACTCCATAATGAGAACCCGAAAGCTAAGGGCATACCCAAGTTCTACTGCATTACCCGAAATGGGGGCGTTCAGTTTTTTCCGTCAATCGACGTAGCGCGATGTAGTTTAATGGCTAAAGAGGGGGCGGTATGAGGGCTCTTGTTACGGGTGCTTGTGGCTTTGTCGGACGAAGGTTTGTTAATCGCTTGCTTGATAGCGGTTATGACGTTGTTGGTGTGGATAATCTCTATACGGGGAAGAATCTAGACGATTGGCCGCATAAGCCGTCCAAGAAATTTTCCCTCAATTACATGGACTGCCGGGATTACTTTCATGCCTATGTCTCCCAGCGTTTTGATTTGGTGGTGCATTTGGCTGCAATTGTCGGGGGCAGAATTAACATTGAAGCCGATCCCTTGGCCGTGGCTACGGACCTTTCCATCGACGCTGAGATGTTCAATTGGGTGGTCCGTTCCAAGATGATGCCCAAGGTGATTTATTTCTCCTCTCCTGCCGCATATCCAAATGACATGCAGGGTCCGGGGTGGAAGCCGCTATGGGAGGGATTGTTAAGCTTTACGGGAGAGGTTGGTTTGCCCGACATGACTTACGGGTGGGCAAAGCTTACCGGGGAGTTGCTAGCGAAATATGCCCATGAGCAATACGGGCTGGACGTGCGGATTTATCGGCCGTTTGGCGGCTATGGCGACGATCAGGACATGAGTTATCCGGTCCCAGCCATTGTCAAGCGGGTTATGGACAAGGAAAACCCGGTGATTGTCTGGGGTTCCGGTAATCAACAGCGCGATTTTATCTGGATAGACGACGTGGTTAGTGCGGTCGAAAAGACCATGGACGTTCCGGAGTTGTCCGGTAAGCCATTAAATCTAGGAACGGGGCGGGCAATATCCTTTTTGGCGCTGGCGCAGATGGCTTGCGATCTGTTGGGCCATGACGCGATTATCTGCAACGATCCCAACAAGCCGGAAGGTGTATTTTCTAGGGTTGCTGATATTACGGAAATGTCGAAATACTATAAGCCGATGATAACCTTAGAGGAAGGCTTAAAAATAGTTAGTTGGGCTATAGGGGAAAGACGTGGGGAAGAAAAGCGGGTACAAACCAACTCCACTTGAAACCAGATTTTGGCAAAGGGTTTTTCGCGGTAGTGATAGTGATTGCTGGCCTTGGCTGGGTTGTCAGCATAATTTTGGCTATGGCGTTCTGGGGTTAGGCGGTAAAAGCAAACCGGGCAGGAAAAATCAGGATGTTGCCCATCGTATTTCATGGATGATCCATTACGGGTCTATTCCGGTCGGGCTGTTCGTTCTGCATAAATGCGACAATCCATTGTGTGTTAATCCCGCGCATTTATTTCTTGGTACTCAAACAGACAATATGCAAGACATGACAAAAAAAGGCAGGCGTATGCACGGCCAAAGACATTATCACGCTAAACTAAAAGATAGCGATGTGTTGGATATTCGTGTCAGATATCGCAATGGCGAGCGTATTACAGAGCTTGCAAAGCAATTTGGGGTGACTTGGGAGACAATGGCCGCTGTTGCCAAGGGGCGTACTTGGAAACATCTGGAGCCCGCCAATGGGGGATAGAGCAGCGGCAATCCGGTTCTTTAACCAAGCAGTCGATACTATAAACGACAAGTCCAAGCCGTCTAATCCCACTACAGCTTTTAATTTATTTAGCGCCGCATGCGCTGTTGACCCCCAATGGGGTCATGCATGGTTCCAGTATGCGGCCAATGTCGGTGGATTGGACTGGCTGCACACGGCGATTGCCGCCTATCACAAGGCGCTTCAGTACGAAACGGACGACGCAGAGAGAGTTAAAGCCTACTGCGACATGGGCTGGCGGATGTTTACGGTCGGCAAGTTTAATGAGGCCACAGAGGCAATAAAGAAATCGCTGGAGTTAGACCAGAAATGCGACCCGGCTTGGGTCAATATGGCGCAAATTCATGGGTTAAGGAGCGAAAATGAGGAAGCTTTAGAGTGTGCGAGGAAGGGCTATGAACTCGCGCCGGATAACGTAATCAATGAAGCCGCGCTGGCCTTTGCTTTATTGTTTTCCCGCAGACTAAAGGAAGGGTTTAAGCACTTTGAGGTGCGTTTTCCGTGGCGATTGCACCAATATCAGCAACTCCCCTACCCGAAATGGGAAGGCGAGCCAGATAAGGTTGTCTATTTAGCCGCCGATCAGGGCCTTGGGGATACGCTTTGCTTCGCCCGGTTTGTTGAGAAGGCGGCCAAGAAGGCGAAATACCTTCATGTGCATATTCAGCCCCCGTTAATGCGGTTGTTCATGCACGCTTTTATTGGGATTAAGAACCTCAATCTCATGCCGCAGGGTCAATCCTACCCGCAGGCGGACGTATGGACGACGTTTGTAAGCCTGCCCTATGTGCTTGGCTTGGATGACAAGGAAATCCGCAATACTTCGCAGATCAAACCGCCCATATTTCACTTGCCCACCTCTTGGGTGATCCCGGATCAGAAGCTCCATGTCGGGATATGCTGGAAGGGGTCGGCCAAAAACGACATAGACCAGCACCGTTCCATTCCCGCCCGCCATTTTCTGGAGTTATGCAAGGTTCCGGGGGTGCAGCTCTACTCGTTACAGGTCGGAGAGGGGGTAGACGACCTCAATAACATGGGTGCGGGGGCGCTTGTGCGGCCATTATCACCCTATATCAGCGACGTTTGCGACACGGTAAGCCTTCTCCAGAACCTAGACTTGGTTATTGGCTGCGAGAGTGCCGTGGGGCATATCTGTTCCATGGTGGGTAAGGAGTTCTGGATGGCCTATGGGTATATGGCCCCCGACTATAGAATCGGACATGACGCTAAGGATGTATTATGGGCCCCCCGTCATAGAGTTTTTAAACAAGGTGAGGATTGCCGCTGGGAACCAGTGTTTGAACGGCTTGTAGAGGCTCTGGATAAGCGAGTAAGGAGCAAGTCGCATGACCGACGAAGAGTTCTTCAGCACGCATAGGGACCGACAGGCGAGGATTAGGCCGCCGTCCAAGCTGTTGACCAAGACCAAGCAGCGGGCAATGCACTATGCGGAGGAGTTTGAGGCTGAGTTTAGGGCCTTAGGGCCGCACAAAAAGGACCGCAGGCGCGTTTTGATATGGCGGGTGCCCACAGACAACCCGTGGTTTAATCAAATGCGTCAGCCGCTATTGCCAATCCCGTTCCTGTTATTTGCCGATGAAACTGTGGAGGACACTGACGAAATATTGCTCCCGATTATCCATCAGCTAATGCTACAAAAGAGAGACGAGTATGCCCAGCTTTAGCCAGTCAGTTTTCTCCTCAATGGTGTCCGAGATTGGGTATGATGAGGACGCTGGCGGCATGATCGTACGGTACAACTCCGGTAAGACGGTGCTGTACGAGGGCGTAGACGAGGATACAGCGAGGAGTGCAGCCAATGCCGCGTCTGTTGGATCGTTTATTAACTCTGAGATTAAGGGGCGCTTTAGGTTCCGATACGTCTGACAAGCTTCAGAAGGCTTTTGTGGACGTTTATAAAAAGCACAAATACACCAATTTCCGTATTTTATGCGAGGACGCAGAGCGGCTGGGCTATGGTGCGGCTATGGAGGCTTACGGCGCGGTAGCATTGCGCCTTCAGGCGGAGCTAGACAATGGGGACACCGGACGAACCGTTTACCGAGATGGCGACCGATATATCACGCAACATAGACAAGTTTGGCGGGGCATACGTGATAGTTCCACCCCGTTTGGGTGGGGAACCAGTGGCGAACCTAGTGGTCCGGAAGGGGGATGACGCCGCTACAGCGATCCATTTCTGGGCGATGCTCCAGACCGAGGTTCAATCCATGCTGGAAAAGCTGAAGGATCAGGAGCGGAACCAGATGGCCTTTGGCCCAAGGCGCTAGAGGTGCGTTATGGATAACGATCCCATCCTGTACCAAGTTCCCGGGGTCGGGCCGGTGCCGTTAGAGGCTCCGGAGATTGTGAAATCGGCAGGTCAGAACCTCGCAACTTGGGCGGCAACCCCCGGCAACGTCATGGGGTTGCAGCAAGGGCCGCAGACTTATGGTCAGTGGTCGGATGTGGACGAGGCTGTGCGGCAGTTAAACCTTGCCCAGCAATACCAGTGGGGTCCAGAGACGGCGTTTGGGATGCTTGGTGTGGGTGGGGCACCCGCAGAGGCAACCTTGGCTATGGGGCGTCCGTCTATCGAATACCTAAACGCGCGACGGGCGAAGGGGCGTTGACCTTAATCGAAAATATGGCAACGGATTAATCGACTAGGCTGGAGTCCTGAAGAGGCGTTTGATTTATGAGTGGGTGGTCAAGACAAAAGCGGGTGGCTTTTGAGCAAGCTTTTTATCAATTTCTTGGAAGATCGTGGATTAACAGTAAAGACTATGGTCGTATTTGTTTGGGGGAAAATCTTTACTGGGGACAGCGGTATTTTATTACGCAAGTGTTCGACGCCTTAGAGGAAGATATCCACGACATTTATTGCCTGAAGAGTCGGCAATTGGGTATGTCGACTTTAGTCCGGGCGCTGATGATATTTTTTACTGGCATGTTTCCAGGGCTCAAAGGCGCAATTGTTTTTGACACCGATCAGAACAAGCAGGAAGCACGGGCTGAGTTAGAGGTAATGATTAACGAGTTACCGAAAAGTTTGAAATTTCCTAAAATTAAAACCAATAACCGAGTAGGTCTAACGCTTTACAATGACAGTAAGGTTTTATTCATGTCCGCTGGTGTGCGTAAAAGTAAATCCAGCGGTGTGCTGGGCCGGTCGGTTGGCTTATCTCTTGCAACCCTGTCAGAGCTATGTTCTTACGATAATGACGAAGGTTTAGAAGCCTTTGAGCAATCATTGTCAGATACTAATCCAGATAGGCTTTATATCCGCGAAAGTACGGCAAGAGGATATAATGCTTGGTGGACTGCGTGGGAAATTGCGCGGGCCGACCCGTTGCACCGCAAGTGTATCTTCTTAGGTTGGTGGTCGAAGGAAAGCCAGCGGATAGACCGCGATGCCATCGACTATGAAATGTACGGCGCTGCGCCGCCAACGACCAAGGAAATAGAAAAGATTAACGCGGTTAGGGAGGGATACGGCTATGACATCGCCATTGAACAGCTTGCTTGGATACGTCGCAAGATGGACCCGACAGGCGATAGTGGCGATGACTCAGGACCGGACTACGAGGGTTCTTCGCTACGCATCCAAGAACAGCCATGGACTGAGAGTGAGGCGTTCCAGCAGACTGGCGCGGTATTTTTCCCGCAGGAAAAGCTTACTGAGCTAACCCGCGCCCACGTATCCAATAAGTTCAAAGGCTATATGTTCTGGGTCGGTTCCGAGTTTACCGACATGCGGGTATACCCGGCCGAAAACCTCCGCATGACGGAGCTAAAGGTATGGGAGGAGCCTGATCCCGATGGGGCTTATATCTTGGGCGCGGACCCGGCTTTCGGGGAGAACGAGGAAAACGACCGTAGCTCCATACAAGTATTACGTTGCTACGCCGATGGAGTTGACCAAGTTGCTGAGTACGCTTGGCCTCTCATCACGACCTATCAATTGGCGTGGGTCATCGCTGCTTTGCTTGGATGGTACGGTGGAAATCGTGCTGAGGTACGGTACATCCTTGAACTTAACGGACCCGGAACAGCCGTCTTTAACGAACTCAAAAACTTGAGGATGAAGATTGATGCTGCCAGACATCAGCCAATCGTCCAGGACAAGGGACTGGCAGACATTTTCCGAAATGTACGAACTTATATTTATACGCGCCCCGACAGCATGGGCGCTGGGTATAACTGGCACTGGGTTACTAATATTGGCCGCAAAGTTACGGTTATGGAACGACTACGTGACTTTGTGGCAAACAATAAACTCCACGTTCGATCCTTAAGCTGCATTGACGAAATGAAAACCATTGCCCGGGAGGGGGATAGCATTAAGGCCCCGGGTAATATGAAGGACGACAGGGTGTTCGCCCTAGCCTTGGCTACCCACTATTGGGAAACTAAGGTAATGCAGCAGTTGATTTCCGCAAAGAGAACACGGGAAAGCGAGGCCGCTCGCCGTCGCCTGTCCATTGTCGATCAGGTCGCCTTATTTAATCAGAACCATTTGGAGGACTTTTTTAAAGTTAAGAAAATCGCTAGACTTACCGACCAGCAGAGGTTTTTACGGAATAATTGGCGCAATGCCCCGGGACGACGGTATTAACGTGCGGCTTAGATGCCATGAGTGCGGGAACAAGTTTTACTCCAAGACGGCCTATCCGGAGTGCTGTCCGCATTGCGGGGTGGATTTTGAAGAGGACCCGGGGGACATCGTTACGATGCCCGCGCTACGCTCCGCTACCTCCTCCACGCCCGATAAGGTTTTCCGGGAAATGGAAGAAAAATCCATTGCGCGGGCGGAAGCCGCCGCCTCCATGGCTGGTGTTCCGGTTGCGGAAATGTCGCACCTGAAGATTACGGATTTACGGGATAACGTAAAAGACGGGGAAACCTACGCCAAGCCAGTGCAAGTGTCTGCCGGTATGCAGGGTAAATGGGTCGGGGGAGGTCCGGAGTATGGTGCCGCAGCGGCTTCCGGAGCCGTTACCGTAAATGGCAAAACCACACAGGGGGTGTATCCTCATGCCGGTTCTAACGCGCTGGGCATGATCCAGCGGCTTAATGGACGCGGCGGATGATACCGGGCGGCATACCTACTGATCCCAGGAAGCTTCTTGATAAGGCCAATGAGTGGATTGAGGCGTGTCGCGCGTCTGCGGGTATGCGTGCCGCTTATTATCGGACTATGAACGCCCTGTCTGAGACGGGCCGGTACGACGGCACCAAGGCTTTAATCAATATGCTGCATAAGGCGCTGGACGAAACGGCGGCGCATTTATTTTCTCCGGTAGAACTTAAGTTTTCCATGGATTTTGAGCGGCCTTACCCGAAACTGATTTACGAGCGGGGGGCAGAGGCGGCGAAGGGAGTAACCCGGTTATGGGAACGGAACTCTACAGACGTAAGCTTTGCCCGTGGGGTGTTTGAAAGCCTCAAATACGGGGCCTGCATAATGAAGCAGTGGGTCCAAATGGAGGGTGAGGACGAACACCCGGTTTATTACGATAGCCTTGTCATGCCGTGGAACTTTGGGGTGTACCGCGAGGACAAGGTTAAGATCGACGCGCAGGAAATGCTTTGCGAGACGGTCAACCTAACCGGGCCTGAGGTTTGGCAACGTATCTGGCGGATGCCCAAGGCGGAGGACCTATATCGCCGGATTATGGCTAATGGGCGGAAGGGACAGGCGACAGGAGAGCCGTCTAGTTTCTTTCATCAGGTCCTTTCAACCTCCCAGATTGGCACTGGGGTTCAGAGCATGGTCAGCCCCGTTCCCGGGGGTGTCGTCCAACTCAATAACGATCCCAATTATATGCTTATGGGGCCGGTCATCGCGGCAGATCAGGTCCGGATGCACGAACTCTGGATCAAAGGGGAAACCGATTACGTCACAATACAAATGATTGAGCCAGACATCCTCATTACCCCCTACAGCGACGGCAAGATCATTTTTAAGCAAAAGAACCTGTTGGCGGACGGGTCACACTTGCAGCCCTACCGGAAGATACAGCCTAACGAGACTGAGGGGTGGTTCTGGGGCCGGTCGGAGCTGGTGGACCTGATCGAACCGCAAGCCCTGTTGTCCATGTGGTGTGACGACCTCCGCCGCATGTACGGGATGCAAGTCGATAAGCTGATTTTCTTTATGGGGGACAACAATATTACGGACGAGCTATACGCCCAGTGGCGCGCGGCGGGATACGGCAATTTGGGCGCAGAGGCCAAGGTGCAGGACCTAACTCCGGCGATTCCGCAAGAGGCTTTGCCCTTGCTGAAATGGATACAGGAGCAAGTGAACATCCTCCGTGGGTTCCCACCGATCATGCAGGGTATGGGCGAGCAGGGGGTACGCGCGGGCTCGCACGCGAACGTGCTGATGAAAACCGCCTCACCTACTCTGCGGGACCGGGCGCTGATTGTGGAACGCAACTGTGCGGAGTGTGCAGACCTTACGGCGAATATCCGCGAGCTAAAGGATGAAAAGTTCTATTGGACGAAAGGTGACGACGTTGAGCAAATCGACGCCTCTAGTTTCTTGTTAACCGATTTGCCCCATGATTGGCGCATTACGGTAGACTCGCACTCATCCTCACCGATTTTCTCTGATGAGAATACGCAACTGGTGTTTGCGGCCCAGCAACGCGGCATTGTCGATGAGGAGTATGTTATCGACAATACGCCGTTGCCTAATAAGGAAATCGCCAAGATATCCGCGCGCGAGCGCAAGAAACAGCAACGCGAGTTGATGCAGCAATTGATCCAGCGCGATCCGGAAGGTTCAGCAAAAGTGCTGGAGAAAGCCCTTACTGGCGGAAAGCGCCGTTAAATGGCGATATTACCGCTGGCCCTTGGGTGCGTGACCGCATAAAGCTGGAAATTGCCGGATCAGCCTGTCCCGCCCGTTCAGCAGCAATCTGAGTCCTTGTCTGATGCAGCCCCCGTTCAATCTGGGCGATTTTGGATTGCTCCATGTCCTCATACATGACGGCATGAACGGCAGCACGCTTTACATCAATCGTCTGCCCGAAATCGTCCGTGACGCAGAAATTGTCCGGGTTGAAGGTCATGGCGGCGGGGTTTTTGAACGCTGCCGTTGCTGTGTCGAAGGTTTCCTTGGACTTAAAAAGTAACGCCCAAGGAGTGGGGGATGCGCCAAAGACTACGGTAATGCAGAACATATTAACCCCTCTGCTGTTTGGCCCACTCTATAAACTCATCCCGGGGGAATCTATATCGGGAGTCTCGGGAAAATAGACGGACAACCGGGGGCGGGTTCTTTCTTTTTCGTTTTAGAAATTGACGCAATGTTTGGGGGTGGACGCTCAATATTTGCGCCGCCTCCTTCAGCGTGAGGAAATAGTTTTCACTACCATTAGCCCCTGCCATGCGCTTTCGCTAACTTATACGTGAAAACACTCAAAGATACTTACGTTCGATTAATCGCTTTTGTCAACCGCTTGCCCGATATTAGGCCGTTGCGGTTTTAAAGCCGTTCACGGACTGGTTCGCTCGTCCCATGGAGTGAAACGATGGAAATCCTTCGTTATCGCCGGGGCCGCAAGCACCGTCGAAGATAGAGGTTTCCAATGGAAACTCTCCGGTTTCGCCGGGGCCGTCGTCGGCGTCGGAAATAAGTAAACAAGGCGGGCTCTTGCGATTGCGGAGTCCGCCTTCTTTTACGTGATGTAATGCCTGCAACCCCTATGACACCTCTGACTGCTGGCCCTGCCGCTGCTGGCCCTGCCGCACGACCGGGCCAGCCTTCTCAGCCGCCGATGGGTCAGACCCCTGCGGCGCAGCCAACGTCAAATAGGGGGGCAGAGGCGGGCGCGATCCAGATGTGTCATGCGGCGCTGCAATTTCTTACGAACGCCCTGCAATCGGTCGGCCCAGCGTCCGACATGGGCAAGAAAATCCATAAGGCTATGGGCCCGTTACTCGACCTCGCCCCGGCAGGCTCCGTTAGTCCTGCGGGCGAGAAAAACGCCATGCAGAGCCAAGCCCTTCAGAACGCCCAGCGCAATCAGGCGGCAATGCAGGCGCGGATGCAAGCGCAAGGCGGCGGTAGGCCGGGTGGCGGCGCTGCGCCACAGCAAGGAATGGCTGCATGAGTAAAAACGTCAATATCTGGGAAATCAAAGATCACAACGACCCGGCTTATGTCGGGCAAGTCCCGGTTCTGGCGTGCCCGGAGGACTTAACCCGGCATCGTCGTGTCGTGTACTCGGTGGACGGCCGGAACCAAATCCCGTGGCCGCATAACGTGGTGAATAAACCCAATGCGGATAGTCGTCTAGGGTCTACAGGAGAAAATAAATGAGTAATCTCAATATCTTTCAGAACAACGCCAAGTCCATACCGGAATCCGATGAGCAAATCGTCCGGGTGGCCTTGGATCAGGCGGATATCGGCGGGCGCAAGAGCCATCTGCCGAAAACCCACATTTCCGACAAATTACCTCTGAGCCACGTTCCGAACGCTGGCTCTAGCCCGGGAACCAAGTAAATGGGCAGAATGATTGAGGTCGATGAGGATCAGTGGAACTCTAATCAAAAGCTCCGCGAGACTCTTCATCTGGTAGCTCGTAACCCGCAAGCCGCGCGGTTGCTTGAGCAAGCCCATAAGCTTGCCAATCCCAATGTTGGAACTCCGCTTGCGGATGCCGACAAGGTGACGAACGAACCGCTTGAGGCTTTACGTAAAGAGTTCGCTGATTTCCGGAAAGGACAGGAAGATGAAAGGACGAAAGAGCGGGAGGAAAGGGAGAAGGTACTGAGGGACGAAAAGTGGGCCTCTGGTCGCAAGTACATGCTTGACCGCAACTACACTCCTGAAGGTATCGACAAGATCGAAAAGGAACTCATGGCCCCTCGCGGTATCGCCAGCCACGAGGATGCGGTGAAGGTTTGGGAGGCGGAGCATCCAGCCGCACCTCCTGTAATGCCGGGTGGCGTTGGGCCGTGGAACTTTTTTGAGCCCCCGCCCGAAGATAAAGCCAACGAGAACATCAAAAAGCTCATTGATAACAAGGGGCGAGACGAGGTTCTTGCCGACAGGATGGCGCGTGATGCGCTTAACGAGTTCCGCCAGCAAGTCGCACAGGCAAATGGGCGAAGATAATGACGGGGAAACGTACCTTGCCGATACCGGAGTTTAAGTGCCTTCGTTGCGGGCGGCCCTTCCTCTGTCTACGCACCAACTTGCCGAAACACGGCAGAAAATATTGCTCAATAAGCTGTTCTGCTAAGTCTCAACCTCACCCCAGAAATTTCGGTAAACGTCGTTTCTATCACGGCTATTACGCTCTGAAACGTGATGGGCGGTATGTGCCGGAACATCGTCTTGTGATGGAAGCCAAAATCGGGCGCAAATTGTTTGATTGCGAAAATGTCCATCATATCAATGGGCAGAAATTGGATAATCGCCCGGAAAACTTGGAAATCTGGAATACGAAGCAACCTAAAGGACAACGTGTGTTCGATAAGGTTGAGTTCGCTCTGGAAATCCTTCGCATGTATCCGACTGAGGCAGTGCCGTTCGACGGCATCCTGTCGTCGGCGGCATAAAGGAGAGAACACATGCCCCTCCCCGGCATCGGCGTTGCCCCTCCTGCGGGTTCGCTTTACAACGAACTTGCAGCAGTAAACCGCCGCGCGTTCGTTCCGCGCCTGTTTGTGCAGATTTATTTTGGCAGTCCAAGCCTTTACTACATGATTGGTAATGCTCAGAGGGCCGCTGGTGGACTCAATCAGGTTACAATACCAGCGCAAGGTAACAGTATGGTTCAGGGCCAATGGACAGGATACGGCGGCGGGTTCAACTCGCCGGTTATCACACCCGGGATACAGAACTTACAGTTTAACCTGTATTACTGGGTTGTCCCGGTTCCACTGCCATTTGGCGAAACGATTATCCAGGCGACGGAGCGGGAAATCTCTCTGTTAAAGGCCCGGATGAACGACGTGTTCGCCGTGACCCGGCAGAACATGGCGTTGCTGCTTTATACGAACAATACCGCCAATCCGCTGCAACCTGACAGTTTCCTCAACGCCTTCGATAACGGGACCAATTTCCCCACGTATGGCGGTATTAACCGTAACGCCCAAGGTAACTCAGCCTTCCAGGGGCAATACATCAACCTCAATACTGGGTCGTACTCTACGGCCACGGTGATTTCGGTCGGGTTCACCCGGTCCACGATGGCGACCTTTGTTGCCCAAGTAACGGACGGGGCGGGCGGCGAGGCTCCAACTTTTATCGTAATGAGCCCCGGCGACTACGCGACCCTGAACAACAGCTTTATCGGGATTGAGCAATTAAACCCCGTCGTCGGCAATCCGTACAACATGGACACTCAGGTACGGTCGTCCTTCCCGAACCTTGTGGTTTCTGGGGTGCCGATCTTCAACGATCATTTCTGCCCGAAAGGCAGTCTGTTTGCGGTCAACTGTAAATACACGGCTATGTATTTATCAGAGGACGCAGCCTTTGATTTTTCAGGATTTTATAGCCTCGTGCCTCTCGGGCAAATCGGACAACAGGGAGTTACGGTCGTCGGCTACGACGTACTGACCGCAAAGCCTTCCGCAAACGCAGTCAACTCGTCCACCACTACGATTGGCGGGGCGCAGTTCTGAGGAGAGAAAGATGACGACAGGACTTACCGGCCCCGGCGTAGGACTGCAATTTCCGCAGAACCTTTACCCGACACAGATTGGTGCAGCGTTAGGCCCGTATGATGCCTCGTCCAACCGCGTAGGATTGGCTCCTGGTGAAAGTCTCGTTATCCCAGCGGGTGATTGGTACATCACCATGGGGTTTTACCTTGTTATCCAACATCTTGATCCGGTAACCAATACGTGGGTTTTTGGTCAGGGCGGCGGTTACGAACGAGGTATGACGTGGGTGAAATCGGACGGGTTCAACGTCCGTATCGCCAACATGACCGGGTGCCCGATTGACGGGACGGTAGTGCAATACGGTGGTGGCTGGGTACAGGCTTCCACCACTATTACCGTAGCAGGTGGCGGCGGTTCGACATGGCTACCGATTGTCGGCGGTCAATTGGGCACTGCCTCTGTGACCTCTGTGGGTGCGGGGTATGGCGTAGCTCCGCTGGTATTTATCCCGCCGCCGCCGCCCGCCCCCAACAACGCCAACGGCGTTGGCGGCAAGCAGGCGTCCGGTTATGCGGCTATTTCTTCCGGCACGGTTTCCGGATTTACCTTCACCAATCCGGGCGCTGGCTATCCGTCCGCGCCCAAGCTGGTGGTCGTCCCGTCCCCGTTCGATCCTAATCTCGCAACTGGCATTACGGCGGCGACGATTACGTGCAGCGTTGTCGGTTCTGGGTCCATTACCGGCATTCTCTGCACTAACTCCGGCGCACCGTTAGCCAACCCCGCCAACATTACGCTAACGGTCGCTGGGGCTGGCACCAACGCGACCGTGGCTCCGTTTGTCATGCAGACGACCACGACTGTTTCTCTTGCTGGTACTGGTACTGGCATGGGTACGTTAGGCTCGCTGATTACGTCGGTTGGTGGTGCCCCGTCAGTCGGTACGATTACCAACTCTCCGGAGTTCAACCATACCTATTGGATACCGCGTCCGTTACAGGCCCTTGGAGCCCAGACGGTCGGTCTTGGAACGATTGCGGCGCAGCTTGCTACCATCATTGACGGCGGGCTGTTCCTTGGTACGCCTACGGCGATTCAAGCGGCTGGCTCACAGGCGGGAACTCCGGTGGGTAATACGATCACGTTGACCATGGGCTCAACGCCGGATTGGTTCCAAATCCAGCCCGCACCGTAAGGTGAGTAATGACCAATCCTACTTATTCGCTAGGTCTTACCGGAACTAAGTCGCATACGAGCTTTACGGTGAAAAGTTTGTCGATACCGGATAGCAGCGCGTCAGGCATGGCCTTGAATACCTTTCAAGCCATGGCTGGGGTCATGCAGGACGGCGATCAGCTTTTATGTAAAGGGCCGGATGGAGCCCTCCGCTGGTATACGATTGATGCGGAACGGTCTACTCCGAACAACATCATTTTACTTGCTGTGAGATAAAACAAGGTACAGGAGCCTGTGCCTTGTTGAACTATTACCTTACTCAAACCCAGCGGTTGCTCCAGAACCCCGGAGCCCCCACAAGCCTTTACACAACGACCGATCTGACCTCGTACATCAATACGATGCGTGGGCAGCTTGCGGGTCAATCCGGGTGCGTCCGGCGGTTTGGTTCGCTTAGTACCGTAATTGGGCAGAGAGCTTATAATTTCTCATCAATCGGGTTTAGTGATGCTGGCGTTGCCGGAACGCTAAATGTGCGGAGCATACAATACGCTGTAGGGACAGGGCAGAAATGGGTAGCGCCTCGGGCGTGGGAGTGGTTCGAACTTTATTATACCAATAATCCTGTACCTGAATCCGGACCTCCAGAAGAATGGGCGCAGTATCAGCAAGGTTCCTCTGGCGCTAATTTTGAAAGCGGAACAGCAGACACGGGGAGTCTGTATGTCGATCCTCTGCCGGATTTCGTTTACAGCCTAAATCTAGATTGTCAGTGCTATCCGATCCGCCTTGCCTCTGACAGTGATCCGGAGGCTATACCGTATCAGTGGACGGACGCGGTTCCGTTTGGCGCAGCGTGGATGGCTTTGCTGTCCTCTCAGACCTCTGCGCGAATGGCGGAGGCCGAAAAGTATTTTCAGTATTTTCAGCAGTACGTACAGCGGGCGCGTGATGCCGCCAATCCTGATGTCGTAAAATATCAATACGAGAAACAGCCAAATATTACGTTGCCTAATCAGCTTGGCGTTGGCTTACCGAAAGGTGGTGGGCAATGACAACGTTGTTTGACCATCTGAAACAAACCCAACGGTTTCTCCGTGACGACAGGCAAGAGTTATTTAATCCAAAAGACCTGATTAATTATATCAATCGTGGCCGCCGTGAGCTTGCGGAACGGACGGAATGTGTCCGCGTGCTAACGACAATCAGCGGGAGTATTGTGTCGTGGACGGTGGTTACTCCCGGTACTGGGTATACTGCTCCTATTTGCGTTATTACTCCTCCTGATTTTCCGTCCGGGGCACCGCCGTTTCCGAATGGCGATCAGGCTACGGCAACAGCTAACGTAGTTGGGGGGGCTATTGCCTCAATTAATAACATCTATGGTGGGCATGGATATTTCATGCCGCAAATGACAATAACCGATCCGACTGGGCACGGTGCAACAGCAAGTGCCTCAGTGAAATTTCTTAATACGCTAAAGCAGGGACAGGAGGTTTATCCGTTCAGTCAGGTGGACCTGACACCTTATCCGGGCGTCCAAAGTGTTTATGCTGTCAGGGGCGTATCAATTATCTACTCCAATTATCGGTACAGCGTGCCGATTTATCCTTTTACGATCTATCAGGCGTTTGTTCGCCAGTACCCGTTTCAATACCAGTACGTTCCTACGTTTGGCTCGCAATTTGGGCAGGGCGCGTCGGGCTCTTTCTATATGTACCCGCTGCCGTCCCAGACCTATCAGTTGGAGTGGGACTGCCAGTGTATACCGCAAGATATTAAGGACGATCAGAGCGTAGAGATTATCCAGCCGCCATGGGATGATGTTGTACCGTATTTTGCCGCGCATCTGGCTTTTCTTGGCGTTCAGAACATTAACGCTGGCAATTATTACTTGGATTTGTTCGATAAGATGTGCCTGCGGAAATCGCAATACGCGAGAGTAGGGCGGAT